TCCTTGAACTCTAGCTGTTAAATCTTTTTGGTATGTATCAAAGTTTTGAACTCCTGATGTTGATACGCCTGTTTTTAAAGTTGCTTCTGCTGTGCTTGGATTTGCATTTTGTGTTGGTGCATTTGCAGGTTGACCTATAACATTTGCAGAACTTATAGAAGGTGTAACACCAACAAATTGACCTGCTGCGTTTGTTTGAAGGCTTGGTAAATTTTGTTGTGCTTGAGTAGTTGCTCCACCTAATCTTTGTATACCTTGATTTAAATATCTACTAAAAGCTTCAGGTTGTTGCATTGCTAATTGATAATAAGGCAATGTTAATTTTTTTACTTCTGCTGGAGTTAATCCTGCATTTTCTGCATCAATTTCATGTTGACCCATTAATTTAATAATTTTATTTGAAGCTTCTTGTCTTTGTTCAGGTGTTGCATCTAGTGGCAATTTTGAAGCAGCAATAACATCAGGTTCATTCATTAATGGACTAAATGTATTTAATGCAATACCAAGTTTTTCTTTATTTAAAGCTAATTGTGTTTGAGCAGCTTGAGTTTGTGCTGTTTGAACATCTGCTTGAGTTTTTTGAACTTCAAGTGGATTAATTTGTTGCGCTTGTCTATAAGCTTGCGCACCACGAGCCATATTAAGTAAATCAGGCAATGTATATTGTTGTGGGCCTTTTACATTTAAAGATATTGAAGGGTCGATATTAAATGCCATAATTTTTCCTTTAAGCTACTGTACCAGTATCAATAGGTGAGTTATCAAAAGATTGTCCACCACCACTAAAAAAGTTACCTATTGAAGCACCAATACCGCCATAAGTAGGTAAGCTATTGTAAGAATTTGATCCTAATAAACTTCCCAATTGAAATTGATTTGCAATATTATTAATGCCACCTGTGTAAGCATTTGCTTGACCTACTAAACCTGCTGCTTGGGCTGCCGCAGCACCTGTAGTTAAGTTAGCTGCATTAGTTCCATAATTAGTAGCTAAAGTATTAGATTGACTTTGTGCTGTTTGACCAATACCTGCTATTGAAGCTAATGTGTTATAAATATTGCCACGTTGTGATTGATAATTATTAAATGCGTTTTGATAAGCATTACCTGCAAAATTTTGTGAATAATCTTGCATAGCTTTTAAAGTGTTTCCACTTACAAGACCACCTGCGGAATTTAATTGATTGTTTAAAGCACCTTGACCTTGCTGTAATTGAAATGCGTAATTAGGTGCTAAATTAGCGTTTAAATCTTGATTGCTAAATTGATTGGTAAGATATCCTGTGCCTGTCTGCGTTCCTATGGGATTTCCATTTGCATCATAAGTTGTAGACTGCCCAGGCAGTAATGCGCCTATTTGATTTAAAGCGTTATAACCTGCGGCTCTTTGTGGTGCTAATTGAGCATTTTGAGTGTTAAATATAGCTAATTGCTGTGCATTTGCTGCATTAGCTGCATTTGCTTGTATTTGTGCTGCATCTGAAGCAGAACTTCCGCCTATTAAAGCTCCACCTAAACTTAATGCACCACCGACTATACCACCCATATTAATCCCCTACGTTCAACGAATAAATTGTTTCATGTTTTTTATAACCAATTTTAAGAAGGAAGTTACCAAAATCTACATGAGGCTTAACGTGCCACAAAATAAGAACTTTTGGATACAACTTTTCTAAAATATTCTTTGATTCTTTTATAAGCAAGAACCCAGCTCTGCCTTTTCTGCTTTCTTTTCTTAAAAAGATTGCATCATTATGTGCGCAAATAGTCTTTTTAGCATGAAAATGATTTTGTATAATAAAAACAGCATATCCAGCCATTTCATTATTATCACGAGCCACAATAGTAACTAATCTATTATGCTTTTCAAATGTTCTAAACATTTCCCAATCCACGTCTAATTCACGACCTGAATTGTCACTTCCTGCAACTTCTTCCCAATGATCTTTAATAAGATGTTGGTTTTGTTCTACTACATCAAATGATTCCACTCCAACTGTTATCATTTTTACTCTTAGCTAGGTTAGTTATTATAATATGGAACTTTATAGGGTTTTCCATTAACCGTTATATTAATAAATCCTGCTGGTTTGGCAGGTAAAGTTGCTGTTCCTGTAGTTGCTGTTTGTGAACTACTAAAATTAAGCAAATTTAAAAAGAATTGTTGCCAAGCACGAGTTGGTCTTTTTGTAGTTCCATCTAAAAATTCAGACTGTGGATATGGATTGGTTTGATTAACTCCATAAATACCATTTCCTGTAGCCATTAGTTTTCACCTTCTGAAGCTTTAAGATTAGCCGATATTATAACCGCATTTATAGGGTCTGTAACTACAACTTCAAAAACACGATCCCTAGACCAACCTAATCTACGCCAAATGGCACGATTTTTATATTTACCAATTTGACCAATAGTAGTCCAATGTTCATTTGACCATGTAGAACCGCCATCATTTGACCAACGTAACATAGCTTGTGGATCAGCTCCTACAACTTCATTGTTTAATGGTGTGGTAATTCCTGTTAAACCTACGCCTGGTTGAAATTGTATTTGTAGTTCTTCTAAATATTCACGTTGTAAATCTGTAACAATGTGAGGCGCACGTCTAATACGTCTAATTTCGTCACCATTATCCGTGTAATTGCTAGGGTCTAATTCATAAATTTGACCATTTTGATAGTCACCTACCATTACTAAACCTTGAAACACAGCAGAACAATTACCACGATGTCTATGAAATACGTTTTGATTATCTACATATAACCATTTATGCCACATTTGAGTAGAAATATCATAAACCCATGTTAAATCTAATGTAGGAAAAGATACTACATAACATTCATGTCCTTCTAATTGATAAGTCCATGCAATAGCGTCATCTATATATTGATTTAAAAGCGTTTGTTCAACAGCATAAGTTGATATTCTTTGTGGAATATATCCATTCATAGCAACAATTTGACCTTGGCCACGATCATTTCTTGATACATAAGCAAAACTATTGCCTAATCTTGCCATTGAAAATTTAGCCGCTATACCATGTTGTGTTGACGTGCCTGGAATACGTTGAAAAGGAAAAGGATAAGAACCTACATCTACCCATACTTCAGATGATTTTTCACCTAAAAGATAAACTTCACGATGATCTACAATTAACGATACAAGGTTATCAGGAGCGCCATCTTTAGATGAAAAGCTTAATGGATTAGTAATTGGACTTAATGGATTAGAGGCTGCAAATTGTTGTGAGTTTGTTTTATTATAAACAAAATAATTATCTACAATATCAACAGTATTAGCACTTGAAAAAGCACCATCGCTTGAAGGCATAATACTAAAATTTAACGCATACATAGTTTCAGATGAAACTGTTTGAGATGAACTTATAACGTATGTTCCTGTATTGCCTGTGCCTGTTCCAAAAGTAAGCGTTAAAGTTAAACCTGTGCCAGCGCCACTACTTGAAGTTGATACATTGTTAGAAGGAACTGATGTGTAAGAACCAGCACTTGTAACAGTTAATCCTGTAACTACACCAGCTGATATGCTTGAAACTGTATAAGTAGCAGGGCTTGTTCCATAAATTCCACCTAATACTGTAACGGTATCGTTTACTGCATATCCTGTTCCACCACTTGCAATAGATGTGCTTAATACAGTACCTGATCCTAAAGCGGTAATAATTGTGCCTGCTGTAACGCCTGCACCTTGAATAGTTTGACCTGGATATAATGTGCCTGAACTTGCTGTAACTGTCATAGTAAATCCTGACATTGAAGCTGTTAATACAGATGCAACAGCCGCAGTATTCATTTGTTCACTAGCAATAGTTTGACTTAAATTAATTGTGTAAGTGCCAAGACCGCCTGTGCCTGTGCCTAATGCAGTAATTACTGTTTCAGATGCTAAACCTATACCAAATAATGATTGCCCAACTGCTAAAGAGCCACTTTTTAATAAAGTAACAGTTAATGTAGTTCCTGAAATAGAACCAGTAAATACAGCACTTGCAGGATTAGAAATGCGCCAAGTATAACGTGATGATCCGTCAACAATATAAACATTTAATCCATTATCGGTAATACTTACACGGCCTGAATTTGTATTTAATTGACCAACTAAAGTAGGAACTAATGTAGAAGTTAAAACATAAACGTATGGCCCAACAACAGCAACCATATATGATCCGCCTGATACAGTTCGCAAACCACGAACTTCTTGCTTATTTTGAAATACTATTTGAGATGTAAGACCAGGTGTTGGATATAAAGCGACAACACCTCTTTGACCAGGCTGTTTTAACGGATCAATTTCAGGGCGAAAGTTGATACATTCCTGCGCGTCTTGATAAATTGACGGAGCTTCGTATGATGGGCCAACAAAGCCAAAGTCAGCCATTATCTAAAGAATCCGCCTGTTAATATCCAACCAGCATCTTTTTGTCTGCTAGATAATAATGCGTCATTGAATCGTGCTGATTGCATAGGTTTCATGTTGGTTCGTTTAATTGTAGCTTTAGCTTGACTTGCATAAGCATTAATCATTGCTATTTGCGTAGCTGAAGCTTTACCAAACATAGGCATTAAACGTTCAGCTAAACACCAACGTAGCGCCATAGAATAGCCTTGAGGTAAGTTTATATTGTCATTGATAGAAGCATAGTTTCTAAACAATGTTTGAGCAAACATATGAATTTCACCCTGTGCAGGATTAGGCCATACGAATACGTTACCTGAATCAGAATTAGGATTGAAATATAAAGCTTTAGGCCATGGGCCATTTAAAGTTTTTAATCCGATCATGTTGTAATCATCTAAAGCTAAAATAGCTATTGGATAATCTAAACCACCATTTACAATAGGCTGACCATTAGAATTTGTATTGATACGAACATAAGCGGAGTCAATTCCAAGAGGCTTTTGGTAGTAAGCTTGAATAGTGGTAGATGCGACAGAGCTGGGATAAGTAACATTAAGTAAATATGTTCCTGCATAATTTACATTGCCTCCTGCGCCTGTTAAACTTTCTAAAATTTTAGTGCCATCTGTAATGCCTGTGCCTGATAATGTCTGACCTTGTGCAACTGCGCCTGATAACACACTTGTTACTGTAAGAATATTGCCTGAAATAGAACCTGTAAATTGTGCGCCAATAAAATTAGGAGATGCGTGATTAGGGCCAATCGTATATTGAACTTGACCTGCAATAACAGGCCATATAATTTCTGTTACATTAAACACCATCATATCTTCATTTGACCATTGGTCAATGATGTCATTTAACATATCAAAAGCGTCTTGCGCTTCGTCAGGGCTTGGTGTTTCGCCTGAAGCTAATGCACCAATGTCTTTTAATGCTCTTGAAATAATATCAATGGGTTGTGTCATTATAGGTCATTCATGTTAATTTTCATTGGTTGCCAAGGAAGTTGAGTCGTATTGTTATTTTTTAAATTATTAAGTTGATTTTCTAAATTATTAGTAATATGACAAACACCATTAACTGTAGCTTCTTTTTCAATCCAAGAAATAATATCTTCTTCTTTTACGTCAGATAAAGGTATGTTCAAAGTTTTATCACTAAACCACCAATTGCCTTCAGTTTCTACTGAATTAAGTTCATTATCAGCAATAACATAATATTTAGCATGAGTAATTAACTCGCCATCAGTTGATATTTCTGTTACTTTCCAATTGTAATTAGCCATTGTTATCTGCTAGTTCCAGAGTAATACATCTATAAACCTTTAAAGTTGTTCAGACCAGTTTTGTATAGCTTCATCCCAAGTATATCTTTTACCATCTGTAGGCATATCTACAGGTGCTTTCCATGTCCATGTTGTATTGTTTAATTTCCATGAAGGATATGGTTGTGGTGCGTAGAATACGTCATTAGTAGCATCATATATAAATCCAATGCCAGCATAATTACCTCTTAAAGCAACTCCTCCATCTGGATTACCGTCTTGACCATAATGTAAATTATTACGAGTGTTATAAGATGTTTGTATCCAATTACCTGGACTTGTATCTACAAATGTATCAAAAAATTCTTTTTCGGCCACGATGACTGAAATTACTTTACCGTCTAAAACTTTTGCAAAATGTGACATATTTTTCCTTATGCTGTATATGAGCCAGAGGCTGTAAATTTAATAATTGTGTTAGAGCCTGATGTAGTTACAGTTGGGCTTCCTGTAGTTGTGCTAGAATAATTTGCAGTTGGTACAGATAATATTACTACGCCTGAACCTCCAGAACCACCAATTCCTGATGAAGCACCTTGACCTTTACCACCGCCACCGCCACCTGTGTTTGCAGTTCCAGCAAAACCATTAGCATTTGAACCGCCTCCGTT